TCAATTCCCCTTCACTGCGTCATAAGCTTTCTCGCACGCCGACCCAGCTATTCCTCGGCCGTCGGCGACTCCAGCATAGAGTTGAGCAGCCTCTCCAACCCTGCCGAGCACGTCGGCTCGCACTCGGGCGGCGTCTTCGGCTGCCTGGCTGAGCTGGGCAGTGATGGCATTGCCGGCGTCACGACTGCGCTGCTCAGATGCTGCGAGGCGCTGCTGCAGGCGCTCAAGAGCACTACCAGCGCGCTCAGCATCGCTACGCGCGGCAGCCAGTTGTTCCTGTGCCTCTGCATCTGCTTTCTCCATCGCGGCTTGGCGCCGCTGGTTTTCCTGAATAACGAACAGCGCAGCTCGGCGGTCGCGCTCGCTGACTTCGGTGCGGTAGTCGGCAAGATCGGTCCTCGCCTTCGCGGCGTCAGACTGCGCCGATAGCACGCGGATCTGCTGCCAACCGGCCACAACAGCCAGAGCCAACGCCCACCAGACCCAGCTGGGCACGAACTTCAGCCAGGCGATCATGGCATCACCTCACGGACGGCTGCGGCGAAGTTCCGCCCCCACTTGGCGCGAAGCTCGGCGCGTTGCTCGGCAGTCCCTCGGTCATATGCGCCCGGGCGCCACGTCTTCAGGTACAACCGCCAGGCGCCTTCCACGTCATCCTCGCTCGGCAGGCGGCCCGGATCGCTCCACAGCAGCAGGCGAGCCAGGCCGGCGGCGAGCACGTCGTCATGCTCGATGGCAGTCCAGATAGATCGGTTGTCAGGAGCAACGCCACGCGCACGGTACAGCGCAGCGGCATGGGCTTTGGTGGCTTCATGCGTGCGAACGCCAGCCACCATCCCGCCGCCGAGCTCACCCTGCCAGAATGACCGGGCCGGGCCGTTGCCCATCTGGCGACGGTGCACGAAGCGGCTTTCCTGCAGCCCGATAGCCAACAGCATGATCTCAGCCTCTCGGCTCGACATTCGCGCAGGCAGCAGCGCGAGAGCGGGCGCTATGGCTCGCTCCCGGATTTCAGAGAGGGTCATGGGGTAATCCTTGGGCAAAGAAAGCCCCGGCTGGCGGGGCTGTTAGGCGTCAGATTGACTTGAACAGGTCGTCCGGGAATCTACCGCCGCTAACGACTCCGATTCGGTGCTCTGAACGGAGTATCTTGCCAGCCGGAACGTCCACGTTGGTTCCGGCGCCCCAATAGATCTTCGTGGTCCCATCCGCTCGGTGGCTGATTCGGCCCGGCACCGCCTGAGCATAGGAGGTGCCGAAAGATGCGCTATCCCGTAAAGAAGTGACCTCAACCGCCACAGCATGAGAGTTGCCCGTCACAAACTCGCCGGCATACATGGCGGATGTCACATTCCAACCGAATGTCTGTTCGGAATTATCGACCGGTATGGCAGACAGCTCTGTCCCGTCGTTCAGCGCCATCCGCGTTACGTTGGCGCTCGCCGCCGGCAACATGCCAAAGTAAATTTGCGTCATCCGCGTGTCTTGCAGAACCTCCAGTCGATTTTTGATGCTCAGTACAGGGTCACGCTTGCGCAGGGTATGTGTTACCCAGTGAGCCCACATCGACCCCCCTGTTCCGTTGGGGTTGCGGGCCTCGAACTTCTGCATGATCTGGAAATCTTCGATCTCCCGGAAGTCATAAGTCGCATCCAGCGTGGTGCCTGGCGTGCCGATCGTCTCTATCCCATCGATCATCACTTTAATGGAAGGGCTGTACGAAACGCCCGTAACCGATCCGTGGTTCGGCACCCACTCGCTGTTATATGCAGCTCCAAGCGGGCGTGCAGAAATGGCGAAGTCCGGCACAGAGTTCTGCGACACAATCGCTTTCATCGTGGTTGTGTTGATCTTTCCGACCTTTGCCACGGTCAACGGGAGGTCGGTCGTGCTTGCTGGAACATACCGAATCCAGCCCCGCGAGGGTGATGTAGAGGGCGCATGGAACGGGTCGTCGCCGATGAACTCGCACTTGACGGTGTAAGTGCCGTGATCGAACTTGTCGAAGACAACCTGTTCATGCTCAGTCTTCAGTGTGGCCGCCCAGGTCGAAATATCACGAGTCATCCCATTGCTGAGCGTGATTCGCCAGATTCCGCCACGGTCATCTACCCTGGAGCGGAACAGCAGCGTGCTGCCGGTGAAGGTGGCAGTGAATGAATCGCCAGGGACCTGAGTGTAGGAAGCCGGAGCAGAGCCCGTTATGAAACTGCCAGACAGCGTAACCGCAGGGCGCTTCGAAGCCTCATCTTCTACACCAGAGTAGACCCCGCGTAGCAACATCAGCCCGTCGCCATCGTACTGAAAGCGATACTCCACTACCGAATTGAGTCGCTTGCTCATCCCGACGCCGACGGCAATCGAAGTGGAACTGGCGTTGCGTACGTAAAGGCCGCGGATTGCTGCTGTGTTGATGATCTTTGAAAGCAAGCTGCCACCCAATGGCGGCTCGTATTCGGCAGTCGTAACGTCCTTGATTGCTTGGCCGATCGACCCGGCCGGATAGTCCAGGCTCACATTAAACCCCACCAAACCGGCACCTTGGGCGGCATCTGTTTTATCGGCCAGCTTGCGCCCATCAACTGCATTGCCAACTTTACCGACACCCTCTGCGCCGGCAAGCGCTGCGTCGGCGTCTCGCAGAACCGCTATGAACGACGCGTGCGCTCGAAGATAATCGTCAGCTGTGGTTGGTGACTCGGTCCGCGCGGGAGAATTGATACTCGCGACCGGGGAAAGGTCATTTATACTCACCGGTACAGGCATGGAAGGCTCCATTAACAGGAATAGGATTAAGCCGTGGATGTGTCAAATTTTACATACATCGACTGGATGATGCTCAAGGGTGGCGTGCTGTTTATTGGCGCCTGTATCTATGGCGGAATACAGGGCTGGTACGACTAATCTGCCGTCAGCGCTGGAGCGGATCGAGTCACGCCTAGCAGGCCCTTGCGGCCCGCCTCAAGTAGCGCCGGGTTTGCGCTGTCACGCAGCAGCATCAGGCGCGCCGCTTCTGCCGGATCAAGCATAGTGTTGGCGAGAAGCCCAGCAATCTCTTGATTTGCTTTGCCATAGACCAGATCCCCCGCCCGGCTACCGATCGCCCCAATGATTTCCCCGCCTGCAAAGTTGCGCAGGAAGTCCGGCACGCCAAGCTGGTTCATCATGTTGCTATAGGCCAGGTTCTGCGCGGTATTCGAGCCGACGCCACGCCCTGCCGTCTGGGCAAACTCAGCCCGCGCCAAGTCGTCCCGCACCGCATTGAGGCTCGCCAACTGCTCCGGCGTGAGCACTCCGGCCAGCGATGCCTGCTTGAAGCCGGTTGCACGCTGGGCGGTTTCGTCGGTCAGCTTCCGGGCGAACTGCGAGGCCCGAACCCGACCGGTCAGCGGGTCAATGACGCGCTTCAGTTCGTCGCCAATGTCCATCTGGTTGATGGGCTTGCTGGCTTCCTGATAGGCGCGGCGCGATTCGCCGTAAGCCGGTGAGACCTTGTCCATCTCGGCAATGAGACGATCCTTGATATCCATCACCGCGGCTTTCTGGTTGCGGGCCAGCGCGTTGTTAGGCGTGCCGGCGAGCGCGTCATCTACCGCCAGCTTGACGTAGTGCAGGCCGTCGAGGGATTCCAGCGGGTTGTCGATCTTCTGCCCTTTGTCAGCAGCAAGGCGCCTTGCCGACGCAATGAACTTACGCATAGCGGGACGCTCGGCAAGCTCAATCAATTCCTGGCTTGGCGTGATGCCGCCTGCGGCCTGGCCGCGAGCAGCGCCGTAAGCCGCATTTGCTGCTTGTTCGCGAGCCTCTTCGGCAGCCCTGCGCGCAGCGGGCGAACCTGCCAACGCCTCGAGCACGTCAATACGCGCCTGATTGTTGGAAGTGATACGCCCCTGGAGAGCATTGGCCGCCTCGGGCGACGTGTTCATGGCCGCACGTTGCAGCGCGGCAAGACTTGGCACTTTGGCGGCTTCGCCAACCGTCGGAAGCGAGCCCGGCACGAGTTCGCGAGCAGCTTGCAGGTTGCGAATAGCCTCATCGGCCTGACCGCCCGAGAACTCACGCAGCGCGCGGCTAACGATCTTCTCCCGGCCACGCTCATATAGAGGCTCAACCAGTCCTTTGACGCCGCCGACAGCTGATCGGGTAGCGTGAGCGCCGCCCTTCAGCATCAGCGGCAGACCGCCACCCACAAGCGCGCCCATGCCAGCATCTTCAGGGTTCACCAGTCCAGCGGCAGCACCACCTGTCGCGGCGCCACCTGCGGCACGAATGCCAAGCCCTGCGAGCCCAGTTTTCCCAGCCACATTCAGGCCGCCAGTGTTGAGGGCGCTGACCAGCCACGGCGCAGCGCCTGCAGTACGAGCGCCGCCCGCCAATGCCGGGCCAACGCCGGCAGTACCGGCAATCTCGCCGGCCAGCTTGCCGCCTTTATAGAGCAACGACTCAGGCTCGGCGCCCATCGCTTGAAGGCCACCATCAATGCCGGCGCGGCGCTCGCGGTTATCTTTCATCGACCAGAAGTCGTCACCCCTGAGTTTCTGATTGATCATGTCGGCAGGCAGCAGAATGGTAGCGCCAATCGAGCCAGCGCCACGCAAACCACCTGCAAGCAGGTTGCCGACACCTTGGCCGACCTCCTGCATGATGCTGGAATCAGGCGCAGCGGCCTCCGGCTCATCCCAGACAATCGAGCCGGGATCGATGGCAGCCGGGGCCGGCTCGTCCCACACGATCGACTTAGGATCAATCGCCATATTCCACACTCCCATCTGAGTATTGAACAACCTTGCGGCCGCTGCCGTCGCGCCCGGTGCGGACTACCGTTCGCTGCTGTTTCGGCGCTGCTTGTGCGTCGGGTACGCCGCCGAGACGAGCGCGGCCCTTCTCCATCACGCTGCGCAGATCCTGCAAGGACTGCTGAAACTCTTCGTCGCTCTGCGCGCGGTTGAGGCGAGCCATTGCATCGGTGGCTTTCTTGCCTTCCACCTCGGTAATTTGACCGCCACCCTTGAGCGATTCGAACGCCTGCAGGAAGGCCGCGCCGCCGAGCTGATCCAGCACGACCTGAAAGTCTCGCGGATTGGTGCCGGGCACGTAGTTCCGAGGATCAATGACACCAGATAGGCCCGTTGCAGCTTCTCGGCCTGGGTGCTGAAGCGCCTTATCAATGACGCCGATCTGCGCCGAGATAGAGGCGCGCTGTGCATCTTTCTCGCGGGTGCGGTCCTCACGCTTACCCTGCATCTCTTCGAGCTTCAACTCCTTCTCTTGGATGTTCAGGCCTTGCATGATCTGGTTCGCTTCGCGGGCGATATCGTTCTGTTCTGAACGGATGCCTACACCAGCCCAGCCGCGCTGACTGGAATCGCGCTCAGAAGGCGACATGCCCACGTTGAACGCCTGACCGGCCGATGGCTTGACGAACTGCTTACGGTCGCCAGTATCGACCAACTGAGGTGCGACGTAGCCGGACAGGCCAGAACCCACCTGGCGGCCGTAGTCGTCCAGCTGTACAACTTGCTTGCCGCCGTCCGGGCCTTCGACTTCCTGAGTACGGGCCACCTTGGCGCGGCCGGCGTTCATTGCGTCGCCGTAGGCAATAACGTCCTTCGGCCCGATACCAAGCTTTAGAGCGGCCATGGTGTCGAACTTCATGGAGCCGTCATCGCCTTGGGTATACAGGGTTGGGATAGCGGCCTTAACTTGCTCGGCCTGCTCGCGCTTGCGGCGCTGCTCATCAAACGCGCTGGCGGCGCTGTAGCCGGTGATACCAGCCAGACCAGCGCGGCCAATGTTGTTGATCGGTGTGTTACGGTTAGCGCCCGCCAGACCGGCAAAGCCAGCCGCTAGCAGACCCTGCCCCATGGGGGACTTTGTGAAGTCAAGCAGCCCCTTCATGGATTCCATCAGAACATCCTCCGGCTATTGCGGCGCTGTGCTCGTGCCTGTGCGTCAGCAGCCAGCATCGGGTCGCCAGACCGGCCGGCAATAGCGGCAAGCGTCTCGGCTCCGCCCTGCCCTACAGTTGGTGCAGGAGCCTGCACGCCAGGCTCTTCGGAGCCACCCCCCATAGAGCCCATCATTGTGCTCATCAGCGGTGCGTAAGTGTTCGCAGTGCCGAGCAGCCCCTTCATGCCGCCCATGAATCCAGCACCTCCGCCACCAGGCGCGCCGCCAGCGATTGCAGAGTTGCCAAGGGCGCCAGACACTAATGGCTGGCCAAGCCCAAAGCCAGCAGAAGGAGCGCCTGCGACTGCAGAGGCCGCTGGCGCTGCTCCTGCCGCGCCTCCGCCAAGCAAGCCGCCAAGCGCAGGCGCTGCAGCACCGCCCAGAGCACCAAGGCCGGCACCCATGAGAGCCCCCTTAAGCGGCTTTTTGCTGGTAAGCGCGCCGCCTGCTGCGCCAATTGCCATCGGAATCAGTAATGGGAACATTATTTGCCACCCCCGCCGCCTTTCTGCTGAGTCGTGGCCGACCCGCCTAGATTCGAGCCAAACACACCAGACATCGCCGCCAATTGCTTGTAGGGCAGATCCTGCTGCTCTTGGAATTGCTGGTAGTTGAAGTCTTTCTGTTGCTGCGCTTGATCCTGACTCACCTGTCCGGCGGCCAGTAATTGGTTCGCGTCTTGGTACGCCTGGTTACCAAACTGCTGAGCCATTCCGATGCTTTGCATCTGGCGGTTGCGATCGGTTTCATAGGCGTTGCCATACATATTCGTTGCCACGTCGCCCAGGTTTCCGGCGAACTGCTCCTGCAGGCCGGAATTGCCGAACGAACCGGAATTGACCGCGCCGGTATTGAACTGCGAGCGAACGGAATCCTGCGCCTTGCTTACCATCTGATCGAGGTAGGGATTCGTCTGCCCCCCTGCGATGTTCTGATTCAGCGCGGCCTCGGCATTCTCGACCGTTTGCGAGCCGGCCAAAGCGCGGTTCTGCATCATCTCCAGGCCTTGCTGCTGGGTCTGGTTTAGGCCCTCAAAGCGCCGGCCGGTGTAGGGGTTGTACCCCTGCTTTCCTAGATCGATCGCCTTACTCGCATACTCTTTAGCGAGCGGCTTTAACTCTGCGGGAAGCTCCTGCTTCGTGGTTGACGAGGATTTATCGCTACCGCCACCGCCGTGCGGCTTGATCCGCTCGCCCGGCATCGTGGGCCACCCGCCGATAGCGGGCCCGCCAAACTCGGCGCTGATCTGCCGGTCGAGGTCTTCGAGATTCATAGTTTCACCTCAAGGGTTTCGTAAACGGGGGTGAACCCGCATTTCATGCGGTACAGACGAGCCTGAGCAGGCCTGGCGGAGCATCTGAGGGCCGAACAGCCGTTAGCCTCGGCAAGCGCCTTGGTTTCCTCGAAGAACCGTTCAAAGTGGCCGCCAGGCGCCCACATATCGTAAACATGGAGAACGCGCTTGTTCGGCAATTGATCGAAGGTCAGAACAGCCCAGCCCACAATCGAATCGCCCTCATCCATCCGCACAAGGAAGCGTTCGCCACGGCTGAGCATCATTTTCAGCTGGTCGCCCGTAACCTCGCCGCCAGACGTGGCGCACGCCTCGCCCAAATGATGGGCGCCCTCTTTCCAGGCCCGGTCGATATGCGTCGACGGGACTACGATCAATCTGCTCATCAGTTCCCCGTCAGATATCGGCATTCAACCCAAGCCCCAGGCGTGCCGCCACTCACGCACTGCCAGCCATGTACCACGTACTTGTTCGGCGATTCTCCAAGCTCGACCGGAGCGTTGTTGCGCACAAAGTCACCTTGAGCCCAGGCGCCCCCGGTAGGCGTATCGGCGAGCGCGTTATACGCTGCAGCAATGCGGCCCTCGGCCAGGCGATTGATCATTCCTGCATGGTTTCGCAGGATTCGCTCAAGAGCCGGGTCATTGCCCGATACGCGCGGCGTTGCGTTGATTTTCATCGTCTACCTGCCGGCTTGAATGTGGCGCTGACGTGGGTGATGCGAACCGGACCAACAAACTCGGCGCGAGCCTTATGCCACCTTGCGACCCTAAGCACGTCGAACTTGCCGTCATTGAGGTTGCCGCTAGCGCCTGGCTGGAATTCGCCGCCGCTATTGGCCGCGTGCTGGGCTTGGATGGTTGCCGAGACCGGCGCCTTGGCATACCTGAAGCGAATTTGCTGAAGACGCGAAACGGCGACATCATCACCGACCTCGCCCGTTGTCATGCCGCTGGAGGCTGAATCACCTGAATAAACCATCAGCCGGTTGGCTGTATCGAATACCGAGAGGACTCGCGCCCCAACCGCCCATAGCGGGGAGTCGTAGCCAACCGCTGGCAAATCGTCGTATGTGGCCCCGAACTGGTCCCATGTGTTGTATGTAACAGATGGGGGGACGCGCATAAGTGCCGCCTGTACGGCCCGATTCGCCCTTCCCCACTGCTTTGTAAGGACGTGATAGACAAGCGCCGAGTCGCATTCGCTACTGCCTGACGACGGATAGAACACCCATACACGATTGCTTTCGCGATCAAACACGCAGATCGTTTTGTACAGGCTATCGGGGTTCGAATCCTCGATAAACCAGCTGCGAATGACGCCATCGCCTATAGGTATTGGGCGCGTGCCGTCAAACAGCCAGAAGTTGTCTGGCCCAACGAAAAAGTGGGCGCCGCCAATGTCGCAGATGGCGTCTTTGCCGACGCACCCTGCCTCCCCGCCCGACACCTGTACCCAATCCCACACGACAGGAGGGCCAACATACTGCCCAAGGAACATGGAGCGCTCCTTATAGGCGATGGCATACTCCCCAAGCCTAGCCCCAGCAGTTAGCGGGCCGGGCGTCGTCACAAGTCGCCCGGAAGCTGCTTGAGTCGTAAGGGACTGCGTCCAGTCGGTATCATCAAACGCCGCGCAGCAATGCCAGCCGTCGCGACTGGCGTTAGTGTTTAACGCCATGACGAATGAGCCGACCGAAAAAACAATATCCGCTGTCGGCGCGGACGCTATGTCCGAGAAGCCGGCGCTTCCTGATCGCTGTATCTTCTGCCCGCCGTTTGCCGCAAGCGTTGCGTCACCGAATTGCGTGAAGGACCAGCGGGTGTCAGAGCTGCCAGCGTAGCCTTCGGCGCGGCTCCGGTTTACCCAGGCCTCATCAACCAGCTCGTAGATCGCTGTGTCAGTGGCCGCCATCAGTCGCCGCGTGTTGTTCAGGTTGTTTATCACGGCTGCGCCACGACAGACCGAAGGCAATGCCGGAACCCCCTCGACGGGCTCGGCCTCTGGCGCCCCTTCCATGCCGATCAGAGCTGGAATGAGGTTGTCGCAGTCGGATATCAAGCCAGGCGTGGTCTGGTCAGCGTCAGGTGCAAATCCAATGAGCGGAAACATCAGCGAGGCCTCGCTACCAGGGGACCAGGGCGACGCTGGTCGTTGCCTTGCACTTCGGACAGAGCCTGATCAAAGCGCATTTGCCAGACGGACGGGTCGTCGCCGACGTACAGCGCAGCCTCAACCAGGGCACCGAACAGGTACAGGCTCCAAGGCCCGTCACTGATCCAGTTCGTTGTAGCCGTAGCCAAGGCAGGAATGCGGACATAAAGCACGCCCTGCACGCTGCCAGTGCCGTCAAAGCGCAGGTTGGCACCGTCCCATGCGTACATGGTCGGAATGCCATCGCCGCCCGCAGAAACGACAGACTCAAGGGACTGCGCTACCAGCGGATTGCGTTCGTAATTGGGCACCCATAGCGCCTTGGCATCGAGTGCGTCGACGGCGGGGGTGATGAGGTTGTCGACGATCGCAGTAGCCGCCAGGGTCAATTCCATCTGGCGGACGCGAAGGTGACGGTTCAAGCGCTCCTCAGTCAGCTCGATAAAGTCTGGAATGCGGGCCGTGAGGTCGTCGCGGTTCATCCACTGAGCGACTTTCTCGCTGATCTGGGTGTAATTCATTACTTGAGCGCTCGATTGAATGTGCAGAGGAGCGGATTAGCCTTTAGGAAGGCCATTGCTCGCTTCGGGTCGATCGTGCCGTCCTGGCGCAGCATCGTGGCCAGCTCAGCGTTTGGGATGAATCCCACATGACGCATCTCGCCCCACTTCTGGCCCTCGGTGGCGCTGCGCATCTCGGCGGCGCGGGCCTTGAACGGCTCGGCGTCGTAGGTCTTCTCAAATACAACCCGGTCGCCCAGGTCGTGAACGATGGTCGTAACGCCTGTTTCGGCGTCGTGTTCCTTGAATGCAGGCATTAAAAAACCCGCCCCAGTTGCCCAGGGCGGGCCTCATCGTTGCTGGTTAGGCCGTGAGGTTGGCGATCTTGCCGTGCGCAGTCTCAGCGGTGACGACCAGGCAGGCTTCGACCGAGACGAGTTCCTTCTCGGTGTGGCCGGTCTTGGCCAGCGCTTCGGACTTGAAGCCGCCCAGGTAGGCGATGCCCGCGTGCTCCGGGTTCAGGATGAACACGGTGTTCGCGTTGGCAGTGGCCTGCACGTAGTTCGGCACGACGGTAAGCTCGCCGAAGTCCGACACGTACACGTCAGCGCCGCCGACGATGGTGCCCTGCTTGCCCTTCTTCACGTCCACGCGGTTGGCCGCGATGCCTGCGAAGCCAGAGAACGCCGCCTTGTGGCTCGGCGTCATCGAGATGATCGATGGCATCTCACCGGAATTGGTGTAGATGCTCTGCATCACCGACTTCAGCTGAGTCTCAGCGAACGCACGGTTGGTGCCGGCAGTCTGCGCAGTGGTAGCCAGGCCGGAGGTGTGCGCAGGAGTAGCGCCTGCACCGCCGTGGTTGACGTTGGAGTACAGCAGCGCACCCAGGCCAGCGGACTTGCGCGCAGTCGTGCTGTTGCCCTGCACCGCGACGTTGTCGGAGAGCACCATGGCTTCCATGTCGCGCTTGAGTTCGACCATGCGCTTGCTGATCTGATACTTCATCTCAGACGAGCGGCCAGCAGACTTGGTTTTCTCCTGGGTGCTGGAGACCACAGCGGTCTTGTCGAACAGCTGCACGGTGTTGGCAACGCGCTGAGTCGGCGCCGAGGTGGTCCCGGTGCGCTCATCGCCTTCGATTACAGCGTTGTCCTTGTTCGGGGTCGCCAGGGTGTCACGCTGCCATTCATGCAGGCGCTGGGTGGCCTTGAGGCGACGGATCGCGGAAACGATCGGGGTCTTCTCCGGGCTGACCATGTAAATCTTGTCTTGCAGGTCTTCGCGGTTACCTACGGCGGCGTAGGAATCAAAAGTACCGGTTGGTTGTGCCATGGGTGTAGCTCCTTACAGGAATGAGGCCAGATCCTCGGCGCGACCGTTCTTTTTCAGTCGCTCAAGGGCTGCTTGATTGGTTCGCTTGGGTTGTGCGGCCTGCGGCTTGATCGCCGGGGCTGCTGTGGCGACGCGCTGCATGGCTCGGGGCTTGCCCTCTTGGAGAGCGCGCCACTTCATAGCGTCATGCAGGACGTGTACGTAGCGGGCATCGGTGAGGCCATCCAGCTCCTCGGGAGAAATGCCGTATTCCTTGGCTGACTTCACGATCTGCTCAGCGACTTGCGGTCCAAAGTCCGGCAGACGTGCGCGCAAGTCCTGTTCGGCTTCGGCTAGCATTTGCTGACGCTGTTGGGCGGTCAGGTGCTGCGCCTGGGCTTGGGCTTGCTGCAGTTCGCCGTATTTGGCTTGCGCCTCTCGCTGAAGCTGTTGATACGCAATGGTCAGCTTCTGGGCCTGTACCGGGTCGGCATCCACCAACGCATTCCAGTCCAGCGCCTCGAATTGGGCGATCTTGTTCTGCACTTCGCGGAACTCAACAGCCTTCTCGAAGGAGTCACCTAGCGCCCGTTCGCGTTGTTCCAGAGCTTGCGCACGCTCTTCAACGACTCGGCGCTGTTCGGCAACAGCCTGTGTTTTCTGGGTGTAATCCTTGTGCATGAGGACATAGTCTTTCAGTTCCTTCGGAACCTTCACGGACTTGCCATCGACTTCGATCAGTTCTCCGTCGTCCTCTTCTTCCTCCTCGTCCGGTTGCTGCTCCTCATCGAGCAGGCCTTCTTCCTCGGATGCTTCGAGTTCGCCTTCGAGCTGTTCGTCTTCTTCCAGAAGCTCGGACACATCGTCCAGCGACACTCCGTCAAGGTTGGTGTCAGTCATCACACACTCCAGTTCGCCCATACGGGCATTAAAAAACCCGCACTAGGCGGGCTTGTTGGTTTTCGGTTTGGTTATCTGGCTATCAGCCACACAATTACTATGGCGTACAGCGCAATCGCGACCGCAGCGGCGTAAAGCGGCGTGCGGATGAATGCCGTCTCCTCTTTTTCGCTACGAACCTTGCAGAGAACGCCGGTAAACGGGCATCTCGCTAGTCTTGGATACCGTCTCATGAGGCGACCCTCCCAAATATCCCGCGCTTCTCGAACTGTTTTAGCTGCGCAGTAGCCAGCTTGCCGGTCTCGATGTAGCCGGTGAGGATGTCGCGGAACTTGCGGCTGGTCTTGATCAGCTGCCAGAGGGCCTCTTTGCCCTCCTTGTCGCGCGCTGGGCAAGCAATCCACTGTTCCATCACTTCCTTATCGATGGCTTCGAGCGCTTCATTCAGCAGCTCGTTTTCCAGCAGGCTCATGGCGTACTGGCCGCGAGTCTGCTGCTCCATCAGGTCGGTATCGGTCACAGGAAGCGCTCCCCTTCGTTGTTGTGCATCGCAGTGCCGGCCATGTGCATCGATTGGCCTGCCGCAAGCCGGATCTGCTCCATCTGCAGGCGGAACTGACGGTCGAGATCGGCCTGTTCAGCCTTGAATGCCAGTTCCTTATCCTGCTTCTGCATCTCCAGCTGCATTTCGGCCTGCGCCTTCTGCTGGCTGTCCTGCAATTTGGCCTTTTCCAGCTCGACCTTCGGATCAGGCGGCGGCGGACTGTCGTCCTCCGGAACCGTATCGGGATCAACCCAAAATTCCTCGGGATTCTTGAAGCCGGCGTTCTCAGCCAGGCGAGCCTGTACGTTGTAGACCTGCTTAGGTGATATCAGGTGCTTGGCGTATGGCGAACCAGCCACTGCAGCCTGAGACTGGGCGATCTGTATCAGGAACTCACTCTGCTGCTGCACGTCACCCGTGCCGATACCGACGTTGATGGTCATGTCGTACTGATCACGCCACGCCTGCGGGTCGTACTGCACGAACTTGCCGTTTAGCCGGTACGCAAGCTGCTCCATGCCGTTGTCGGAAAGGGTCTTGAAGATCCCCCGGAACATCGGCGCAACCAGGCATTCAGCAGCAATGCGCGCCATCAGCTTCATGCGCTTCTGGCTGGCGTTCATGATCATGCGAGCGCCAGAGGCGGTCTTGTTCAGGGAATCCCCGTCCAAGCCCTGCGAATAGCGCGTCCAGCCCGTGCGGTTCTCCTTCTCGCCCTGCAACTGCTCAAGCATGGGCATCGCTTCGATACCCTGCCAGCGCTGCATGTAGGGCCGCACAGCGCCTGACACCTTCTCGCGAATCACGCCGCCTGGGCGACGGTTCAACAGGTCGTCGATGTTGGCCTGCGGGTTGCCCTGCGAGTCGGTGAGAACAACCGTCTCCTGGTTGTTGGCCAGGTACAGGTTGTCGATCTGCTGCCGGAGAATCGTGGTGTGGATGCGCTGGAAGTCCTCGACCAGATCAGCCACCGACACGCCGTTGAACGAGTGGGTGTTGATGTACGGGGTCCAGGCTGCGATAGGCACATGCCCGCACTCTTCGTTCGACAGAATGCGGTCACCGAGGCGAATGATGTGGCGGCGCTCAGTAATGCCGTCGCCGTCGTAGTCCATCAGGACATACTCATCGCGCAGATAGCCGCGGACCATCGAGTCTTCGAGAGTGGTTTCGTCCTCCCAATCGTCGAACCGGCCGCCATTGTTCTCGCGGTAGTCAGTGACGTTTTCGTATACAGCCGCGCGCACCTCGGAGGCGTCTACGTCGAAGCCCATCTCGCGGATCTCGGAGACGCTGCGGCGGGTCACATGGCAGACGTAAGGGCAGTCATCCAGCAGCGGAGAGTCATGCCGGCGTGATACCTGCAGCTCTTCGGGCGGAATGGCGACAATGGAGCACTTGCCCTTCTCCTCAACCGTCTTGATCTTGACTGTGTAGCGCTTAGGCATCTCAGCCGGCAGGAAGCCTTGAGCCATCTGCTCGGCCGCGGCCTGCTGATACTGCGCAATCTCTTCTGCGCCTGGCTCAACCTCGTCCTGCTCGACAACCTCAGCAGTAGGGTTCTCGGCCAGGAATGACGCCAGCTGGTATTCGTCGACCGCGCGGTACGTGTTGAACGTCGGCGTGCGGCGCTTCTCCCAGAACCACTTGACGGCGCCTGTTTTCAGAAGCAGCGCGTCCTTCAGAGCGGTATAGAGGATCAGGAAGCCGTTATTCTGCTTGTAGAAGACGTAATTGCAGGCGTTGGTCACCTGCTCGGCTGACTCTTCGTCCTCCGGGCCAACTGGCTCGAACACGACAGCCTTGTCCGAGCTGGTGAACACTTCGATCAGGTCCGGCAGCATCCCCTCAACCGCATCGAACACGTCTGAGGCGACCACAGCCGATCGGCCTTCTTCCTCGTTGCCGTATGGCTCGCGGGAATAGGCGCGCATAGCACGTGTGCGCTCTTCCTGCGCCTCGCCGTCATTGAACAGGTGCGCCTGGCGAGCCTCGTCGTCGAGGAACGCGAGCAGTTCGGCCTCGGTCATCTTCATGAAATCATCCGGTTTCGGTAGTTGAGCGGCTGAGCCGGTCGATTTGCAGGGAGTTCGTAGGCCACACACATCAGGCCGAAGGCATCAGCGGAGTGCGATGCCCAGTCGTGAGCAGGACCAAGGCCGATGCCGCGTATCTCGTCGCGCTTCTCGTGATACCAGCCCAGCGCCTCACGGCCAGCCTGGGTCGGCTCCTCGTCAAACCACATGGACGGAAACAGCCTGCGAGCGGCCTCCACGCGCAGCATCGCCGCACCCTTGCCTTGGTTAGGGACAACGGTCACAACGTAGCCTGAGGCCTCGAATGCGGATCGGTACGACACGTCATGAACCTTGTCCTGCGTGTCGCCGTCGTGCGGCAGCCAGATTTGCGCCCGGTCAGGCGTATAGCCCTTGGATCGCAGCCAGTTCAGATGAGCCTCAAGCGGCTGCCCTTGAACTTCGTAGTGATCGAGCACCCGAATCTCACGCCCGATGAACTGCACAGCCCAGAACACGAAGGCATCAGCCTTGGCCCCGGTGCCGCCAATGTCAGCGAACAGGCGAATGGTCATCAGCGGATCAGCAGCAACACGACCAATCCGACTCTCAGCCTTGGCTGTCGTCAGCGACTGAGCAAAGTAGGCGCCTGCAATGGTCGTTGCGTACTCGCCTTCCCATACGTGCCCGTACTGATCGGGCCGCTCCTGGGCGTCACGCTGGCGTTCACGCTCAAGCTTGGCCGGGAACTTAGGGTTATCCCTCCAGTTCAGCTCAATAACCTTGACCAGCGGGTCGTTGGCGAACCGGAATCGCGACTCAACCGGCGCACTCTTGCGCTTTGGGTTCCAGGTAATCCACAGCTCGGCGTTCCAGTCGCTGCCCTCTTCACGCAGCGTCGGGATCAGCGTCAGCCAGGCCTCATCGGTGACGGGCTCGGCCTCATCTACCCAGCAGATCAGCAGGCGACCCTTGGACTTGATCGATGCAATGTTGCGGTCAAGGCCGGCGAAGGCGAACTGAATACGCCCGTCGCGGCTCTTGATGTACTTGTCGCCCACGTCGTAGTAGGCAGCAAGAAAGGGTTCTTCTTCGATCGCCCGCTTGCACTCCTCCAGCGAGGAGTCATCTAGCGAGTTCATGAACTGGCGGCCGCACAGGATGATCCCGGCCTCGCCATTCATCCCGTACATGTAGCCGCGCACAGCTGCCATCTTGGCGAAGGAGCGAGTCTTGCCTGACCCCCGGCCACCATAGGCGCCGCGAACGTCAGCGCGCCCCTGGAACACAGGCAGCAGCTTAGGCGGCAGTGCTATCTGTACTGTCGTCACCTAGGGCCACCAGTTCAATGCGGGTCACGGTTTCAACCGGACCTCCATTGGCGCCGGTCAGCTCTACGTCTTGCTTCGCCTTGCCATAGCCGCGGTCTAGGATCTCCTTTACTGCGGCCACTCGGGCAGCGGGAGGGGCATCGCCATTGCGCGCTATCTCGACCAGGTGCGTAATCGCCTCCTCGCCGAACGACTGGGCAATCTCTTTGATGTCCGCCGTGATCTTGTTCGGTGTGCCTTTCTGCCGCCCACCCGACTTGGGCAGGCCCTTCGGTCTGCCGGCCATATCTAAACCTTTCTACTTTTGGAATGTTGACGCCAGAATCTCCACACCTCTTTTCCGATCATCACAGCGACACAGGCGGCGAGGCATATCATGATCAGGGTGGCGTGGAGGCGTTTCACTGCGACACCTTGCGCTCCGCCCATTTGCCGGCCAGTGCGCGAACCTGATCCACACCAAGCAGCCCGATCAAGCCGGCAGCAAATAGCGTCCAGGCAAGGTTTGCACCCATGGCGTTCACCCCTAAGCCGACGAGCATGATCAGCAGCGCACCGAATGTTGATTCGAGCAGTCTGGCCAATGGGCTCTTCTTGTCGCCGTAGAGGTGGATTCGGATGTAGGACAGAACGAAGGTCAGCATCATGGCCAGGCCGTGTTCGCGTAGGGCTGCAGCTAGCGCCACCCAGAAGTCAGGGCTTTTCTCTGGCATGGGTCATCTCAGCTATGCGGCAGAGTGAATAGGTCCGGCCTCACATGCGCGTGCGATCCGCCTATGAGCAAGGAGGCAGGCATGGGGCCGGAAGAGGGTTGGGCGCATGGTGGCGAGCCATTCAAACGGCCTTTAGCGCCCGAAACTGAGGCACAAAAAGCCCGACTCATTGGCCGGGCTCTTCTGAAGCGGTAAAACCGCAATTTGTGCCAGATTGCCAGATCGGCGTTAACACGTCAACAGGCACGACATGTAAATTAAGCTGCCATTCGTCGATCAAACTCCGACTCAACGTAACCGTGCACACGGCTCAGCATGTCCTTCACCTGGTGGCGGGATTTGCCAAGCTGCTTGCCGATCTGCTCCATGGTGCGGTTGTGGCAGTAGTACAGGTGCACGGCCTCGGATGCTTCCGGGTAGCGCTGCTGCAGACGGGCAACTACAGCCGATACCGTCTCTGCCTCTTCATCGGTGATCGCAGCATCTGGCGCGTGAGTGCTGGGCACGTTGTCACGCATGATGGCCAGCATCGGGGAGACGTACCGCGGCACGCCGGTCTTCTGCCATACCCAGATGCCCCATTGGGTCAAAAGCTCTTCGGCGCTCTTCATGCTGCTTCCCCCTTGAGCATGTCGGCTGAAACGATGATGCGGCCCACCTCACCGTGCTCGGCGTGGTAGGTGATGACCTTGGCGTCTCGCCCACTCATCCACCCGCCGCGGCTCGCGTGACTGTCTGGCGCGGCCAGGGTGCGGTGCTGCTCGATCTGCATGGTGTTCGTCTCGCGCAGGACGTTGTGGTGCAGGTGGCCGGTGTGCGCATAGCTGTGCCTGGTACGGCCGAAGACCTCGCGGAACTTGGCGATGAACACCGTCTCAAGGGAGTCCATCCGCTTCTTGTGGCCGTGGTGGAAGAACAGCGACGTGCGGCCATGCTCGATGCAGTAATACGGGTCCGGGCGGGTGATGACCTCGATGCGGGGCTCGTCCGCATACAGGGCGGCGAACAGCTCGCGCAGCCAGGCGCTCGACGCCAGATCGTGGTTTCCCTCAGCCATCAGGAGAACGACGCGCTCGTGCTTCTGCAGCAGCATGGCCGTCACGCGACGGATTACGCTGATGGCCACGCGAACCAGTTTTTGGAACCGAGTGTCGGCGTCGAGGACGTGGCCGGATGTCGGGGTGACCGCCTGGATACCATCCCAATGCAGCAGATCCCCAAGCTGGGCGAATACGCCGGTATGGGAGTCAGGCGATTGGGCGATCGCAGCACCGAACCAGCCGACCAGCGTGTCCTCGGCGATCTTCATGTCCCACGCGGCGCCCGTTTCCTCTGCCCATGCATTCATGCCCAAGTGGTAGTCGGTGATGACGTAGCAGTTGAGCAGGTGCGCAAGGGTGTGCAAAGGTGCCGGCAGCGCCTTGGCCGGCTTGATGTCCAGAGCAAGAGCCTTGACCGCCTCCTTCATCAGCTCGGCCTGGCGCTCGTGGTCGATGTTGGACTTGACCCACTGCAGCTTCTGCTCGCCGTCCTTGCCGTACAGCGTCGACGTGCCCTTGAGATGGAAGCCGTCCGGCACCGTCTTCACCATGTCGTGCTCAGGGCTCCACCCTTGGCGAGCCAGACGCGCCTTGTGGGTGTAGACGTTGCGCTCGTGCAGCCCAAGGATCTGCGCAGCCTCTGCCACAGTGCGGCCCGTCAGCGCGGCCTTGATTGTCTCGTCGTCGTGCTTGCGTGCGGCCATCAGGCTGCTCTCCCCTGCTGCATCAGAATTCGGATTGTCTCGATAGCGCGCCCGCTCTTGATCATGGCGGGGTCGCAGCGGTAGACGCGCCACCCGAGGCGGGCAGCGGCGTCGTATTTCTTGAGGTCGGCAGCGAATCCGGCGCCGGTGTTATGCCGGCCCTTTACCCAACCGCCGCCCTCGCATTCGATCAGCAATCCGTGCTCTATCAGCGCGAAGTCAGCGCGCCAGTCCTGCAGGCCAGCCTTGGCCAGCCGCTCACGCAGCCCCTTTCCAGGCCCTCCGCAAGCTTCAGCAGCGAAGCGGTACTCTCGGATGGCTTCGATTCCTTCCGCGCGAAGGTGAAGGGCTAGCGCGTCCTCAGCCTGGCTAGCGGTGGATTTTCCCGATCCAGCACTTTTCGCCGGCTTGACCGTGGTTTTGGCTGAGGCTTTACGGATCGGGAAAGTCATTTACCGGCCCTCGCCTTCGCTTCCAGCGCAGCGCGCACCATCTTGCGCAGCAGCGGGCTCATCCTCGACAGCTCGGCCGATACCCACTGACGCCACTTCGGCAGGCCCATTGGCTTGCACCGGGCGCGCATCTTGTCCGCGATTACCAGGGCAAGCGCTTCCGCATTCGCCTTGGCAGTCAGGCCTTCCGCTGTTAATCCACGCCTCGCCGCAGAGGATCTGGTCGTAGTGCAGTCCGTCATTTCCATTGCTGCCTATAACGTCGATTCGGCTGATCTTCATGCGCCCGCCTTCTGCTCAGCGCTGCGGCAGTCGATGGTGTTCTGCTGGCCGAATCCTTCTGTCATGTGCGCCTGGGTGTAATGCACCGGGTCACGGTCGCTGTACTTCTCACGCAGCGCGGCGACCTTCTGGTTCAGCTCGACGTAGAACTCAGGCGAATGCGGCGGGCGGTCGTCGCTCCAGTTGCCCTGAATCATCGAGTCACGCAGGACTACCAGCGATGTGATGGCCTTGGTGATATGCGACATGCCCGAATCAGGGTCGATGTCCTGCCCTTCCCACCAGTCCATCAGGTGCCGCATGGTGGCGTCGTAGTAAACCGAGGCGCGGACGCCGACGGCGCGGTAGTTGTGCCGGCCGTACTTCAAAGCTCCTTCCAGCATCGCAACGCCGACTTCAGCCATGACTGGAGCGGAGACGGTGGACATTGGCGCTTTCATCACGCCCATCATGTCCTTCGGATTGGTTGGCTTCTCGCTCATGCTGCGGCTCCCTTGCGGTGGAATTTGCGGTCATACCAGCGGTAGAAATACTGGGCGAAGGTGATGCCCAGAGAGCCGCCCAGGCCGGAGATCAGCAGGAACGGAACGGTGTTGATCTGCGAGTGGGCGACCGACCAGATGTAGGCGAACTGAGCCAGCGTGATCAGCCAGGACACGACGAAGCCTGCCGGGATCTTGTCGTCGCGCAGGAGCTTGCTGTTGAGCCCCAGCAGGAAGACCTGGAAGAAGGCAGAGGTGAAGACCATCACGGCCTGTAGTTCTGGAGTCATTGCGGCTTCCTTGTGGCTCTGTTGTTTGCGATCAGGGGGAGCTGGCCGGGCTTTAGCGGCCATGGGTGTTCCTTGCGGCAGTCGTGGCAGTACAGGGTCTGCTCAGGGCTGTAGCCGGTGGTCTTGTGGGTGGCGTCTACGGGGCAGGTCTTCATGCGGCCTGCTCCAGTCCGACCAATTCCATGACCCGCGCCGGCAGCGTCAGGCCCATATCAAGCAGCTGCAGGGCGCAGTCGCGGATGAGTGTTTCCTGCTTCCCATAGGCCAGCTCGAAGCGGGCCTTGTAGGGGTGAACGGCGACGAGGCCCGGCGCGCCGTAGCCGTCTTGGTGATGGCCAGCGCACAGCGGAAGAACCAGCCAGTGCGCGTCAGGCTTCGTACGGCCGTCGACGTGGTGAATGCTCACGACGTGGTTGCGCTGATGGCCTGCCGTGTCGCGATGGCAGGCGATGCAGCCGATATGCTGGGCCAGCAGGTCGTGGTAGCGCTTCTGCTCGGCAGAGGGGGCTTTGCCTTTCATGCGGCAATCCCCCAATGGTCAGCCGTGGTGAAGCGCACGCCATGCTCAGCCGCGAACGCTTCCATCACCTCGAACATGTCCGAGAACCACTTCTTGCTCTGCTTGCGGGTGGAGATGCCCAGGACGACGAAGCCGCCATTCAGGCCTGGCACGGCGCGCTGCTGCTCGACGGCCGCGCTGAATACGTGCTTCCAGTCGGTGTCCTCGAGCTTCTGGCCGTACCACTCAACCTGGCGGCTGATGTCGCGCAACATGGCCCACATACGGCGGTTCTGAGCGTCGCTGCGGACCTCCTCGCGCATGGTCCAGACGTAGCCGGCGCCCAGGTCGATCTTCTGCAGGCAGGCGATGGCGCGCTGGCGGTCCATCTCATTGCGCAGGGGGAAGGTTGGGTTAGCCATGGCGGCGCGCCTCCCGCTTGTCGTGGTCGTCCTGGCAGGAGATGCAGCGCTCTGCCCACGGAGCTGCAGCGCGACGCTTGGCCGGAATCTCCTCGTCGCAGTCGATGCAGAACTCAGCGCCCTGCCCCTGCAGCCTGGCCTGTACCAGCGCCACGCCACCTATACGATCTGCCTCCTCTAGGCCAGTAGCGCGATCTGTTACATCGGGGGATGTGCGGGCCTGGTTGAAGGCTTCGGTGATTTCCATGTAGTCGCTCATTTCCGTGCTCCTACGCCGCGCTGGGTGCTTCCGTCAGCACAGACGACGCGATGGTCATTGCCGCGGGATAGGCCTATGCCTGCCCCGGTTGTGTGTCGTATCTGGTAGCCCTGGCGCTGCAGGAGCTGGATGGCGTGCTGCTGGAGAGCGGTCATGCGGCACCTCCAAAAGCAGAACGGGCAGACTTGCGCATTGGGCGGACGTTGGCCGGCTCCTCGTCGTAGTCGTACTGTTGAGCGCATGACACGAAGCGGGCGTACTCGCCTTGGAATTGCAGTAGGCAGAAACCGGGCTTGGCGTGACGGCACTTCACAACATCAATCTCGGTGACGCCGTTCTGGCCGCGCTCGGACTGCATGTCGCGGTGAGCCATGATGATCACGTCGGCATCCTGCTCAATCTCGCCCGAGTCACGCAGGTCGCTCATCTTCGGCTTGGCGTCGGCGCGGGTTTCGATAGAGCGGTTCAGCTGAGCCAGCGCAACGATTGGGATTTCGAGCTCTTTTGCCAGCGCCTTAAGGCCGCGGCTGATAGCGCCGAGCTCTTGGTTGCGGTTCTGGTGCCGGCTATTCGACTCCGGAGAGATCAGCCCCAAGTAGTCGATGACGATCAGGTCAAGCTTCCGAGCGCGATTCTCGAACCGTGCAATGGAGCAAATGCGCGAGAAGGTCAGCGCCTGCTTGTCGCAGATACGCACGTCGGCCTCTGCGGTCTTGCCAACCGCGGCAGTCATGCGGGCGATCGCTTCCTCGCTGTCTAGGGCTTTACCGGTATCAATGAGGCCCTGAGAAACTCCAGACTGAGACGCTAGGGAGCGCTTTGCGAGCTCGGTCTGGCTCATTTCCAGAGAGAAGATCAGCGCGGAGCCGCCCTTCCGGAGGACGAGCGTCTCGGCTAGGCCTACACCAAGTACCGTCTTACCTGTGCCAGGGCGGCCAGCAATGATCGCCAAGTTGCCTGGCCGCAGGCCGCAGACGATGTTGTCCAAATCCTGTAGGCCGAACATCAGGCCGGTCGCCTGCTCGCCCTTCCAGCGCAGCTCCATTTCGTCAAAGACCGGGATCATGGCCTCGCGCAAAGACACAACGTCCTTCCGCTCTTGGTGCGCCACAAGGTCCATGGTCAGTTGCTGAGCCTGTGCGATCTGCTCGGCAATGCTGCCGCGCTGCTGGGCTATCTCCATGAGGCGCTCGCCAACCTCATGCAGGCGACGGGCGCGGGCGCGCTCAACAACGATTCGGGCGTAGTGCTGTCCATTTGCAGCGCTCGGCACGTTTCGCATCAGCTCGGACGCATAGACGATAGTCAGCTCGCCGCTCGGAAGCTCGGCCCGGATTTCGGACAGGGTGATGCTGTCCGGGTGCATCTTTTTGGAGTGTGCGCCGAGAATCATGGCGTACAGCGCGCCGGTATCCTCGTAAGCGAAGTCAGACGGCGACAAGAAGGCGCCTACGGTCTCGCACAGCTCAGGTTCGTGCATCATGGCACCCAGGACGCCGTGTTCGGCCTCCAGTGCGATTAGAGGGCGATCAGCGTGCATCGTATTTACCTTCCATGAATCGTTGGATCTTGGTCGCCGAGGTCATGAACTCGAAATCAGCGATCCAGCCGCGGCCGTTCTGGCCAAGCAGGAACGGACATTCCAGGGCGTCGTTAAAAAGTCCTTCCCAGAAGTCCATGCCTCCTTCGCGGACAACGAACTTCCCGTCGAGCTTCAAGTTGTAAGCAGCACGAATGCGCTTGCGATGCTTGTCGTCCAAGCCAAGACACCGCGGCAGCTTTCCACCGAGGATCTGGTTGTACAGTTCGCGAATCTTCTCGTAGGGAATAGAGTCGGCCACCTGACGGGTCTCCGCTGGAAGCGGGGACGAGAACTCTTGAGGCCCTCTGTAGGTACTCTCTGAAGTACTCTCTGTACTCTCTGTATTACTCTGGCTGTTTCGTGCAGAGCTGCTTGGCGCATTCGTGCAATCCAGTTTGGCGCTTTCCGCCATACTGGTTTGGCTGATATGTGCATCTTGTTCGGCGCTTTCCGCCAGGCTTGACTGATGAATATGCGCGCAAAGGCGCTCATAAAGCGCTAGGTGATCGACGCGAAAGAACACCCGGCAAGGGATGCCGCGCTTCATTTCTTCGATCAGGCCGAGCTCTTTGAGCTTCCTGCGAGCAGTTTCTTGCTCGCGCCGAGACATGCCTGTCTCTTCTTCCCATTCGGCCTGAGTCTTGTAGAACCAGCGATCGGGGTTCTTAGTGCGCTTCGACCAATAGATAGCCTGGGAAAGCATCAGCGCACCGGTGACGCCGACGCCAAGAGCAACAAATGGGCGCTGGAAAGCAATCGAGCGATCCAAGAGACCGTCGATCATCGCGACCACATTCAAACCAGGCGCTGGCCCCGTCTTGATATATGCAGGTGAATTGTCCATACTCGTACTCGCTAGAGAGCTGCACATGAAATGGCTTTCTCGGTTGCCGCCGAGGAAACCAACGAAGCCCGGAGGTGACTTAAACAGTCCCTTCGGGCTTTTTGCTTTTCAGAGGGGCGAACACATACAACGACGCGCTTTGCGGCGATCATTGCTAAGTGTTGGTGAATGGCTTTGTTCACTTATCAGTCCCTCATTTCGGGCTATTCAGCCCGGCGCCGAAACGGTTGAACCGTCCCCGGCATGCTTCTTGGCCTGGTGCGCTTGGTGATGGTGTCTTGAATGCCTTTCTTCGCTAGCTGATCCGGGGATAGCCCCAGCTGCTTTGCCAGCCCAGTCAAGAATTCCAAGTCCTCATCGTTCAGCAGATGCTCCAGGGCCATGTCATTGTTGTTGGCAGACATAGAGGCCCTCGTTTAGGCCTTCAGGCCGCAGTGATGCTTCGCGTAAGCTCTTCTCGCTTCTCGTCGATCCATGACTTCAGGATCTCGCGTGCCAATACCGCCTTCTGCGTGCGGTGAATGGTTGCGAGGTTCTCTAGAAAGGCCTCGTACTCGTCGTCGAGACGAACCTTTGTCTCGTTCCGGTTTTTGTGTCGCGGGTCTGCATACATGGCGATTTCCTTATGCGGCTACGAATTGGTTACGCGGCTTCTTTGCCGTCTTTTGGATTCAGCAAGTCATGGAGATCGGGTCGCATGCCAGCCAGGGTCAGCTCGTTATTACTGGCCTTCTGCAGACGAGCAGCGAGCTCGGCAGATGCCTTGCGGTGACCTCCGGCCAGCTGCCACAGGTAGGCAACGGACGTGGAGGCGGCGGAAGCGAGAGCCTCGCGCTCCTGTTCGTTGTGGCTGTGCAGCCAGTCGCGGATTTGGGTGGACATTGGGAATCTCCTGTTCATACAGGAGCGAATTTAGCGTGCCGCTAAAGTTTGTGCAACAGGGAGTTTAGCAACGTGCATATTTCATCGTTAGCGCCAAGCTGTAATTCTATGCGGATGGATATCTCATCGATTCGCCGACAAAATCTGCTATCCCTCCTGAAAGGGCGGTCTAAGCGCGTCTGCGCGGAGCTCTGGGGAACGTCTCCCTCCTATGTAAGTCAGATGCTGTCCGACAATCCGACGCGAAACATAGGGGACGACATGGCACGGAGAGTCGAGGTCGCGGAGCTCCTACCGCATGGCTGGCTTGATCAGCTACACGACGAAAGCAATCGCACGCTGCTAAACAATGTCCATACACTGCCGATATCGCGGAATAGCGAGCTGGACCTGCTTGGGGATATCTCCTCGTGGGACGGTGAAACGCCAGTGGAGGACGAGGAAGTGGAAGTACCGCTGTTTAAGGAGGTTGAGCTCGCAGCAGGAAGCGGATCGGCGGCCGTGATGGAGATCCCCGGCCGATGCATCAGGCTTTCTAGGGCGACCCTGCGCACTTGCGGAGTCGACCCAGCAAATGCAGTAGCGGCGCAAGTCACAGGCCGCAGCATGGAGCGCGTCATTTTCGACGGCGCGACGATCGGAATCGACCGCGGCACAACGTCGATCCATGACGGCGAAATCTACGCGATTGACCACGACGGAATGTTGCGAGTGAAGTATCTCTACAGGCTTCCAGGCGGCGGATTGCGCCTCAGGTCTGAGAATGACGTCGAGTTCCCCGACGAGCACTACACGGCCGAGCAGGTCGCAGCATCAATCCGGATTATCGGATTCGTCTTCTGGTGGTCCACCATCCGCCCCGTCAACCGACGAGGCCGCTCGTTCTGAGCATTCCGCGCCAGGTCACTCTTTCCTGGCGCTTCTCTTATCGATAACAGCACCCTGATAGTCGGGCAGGTAGGCCGCCAATTCGTCGCGTAGCAGCACGCGCGCGCCTTCTGTGCCCAAATCCTCAACCAGAACCTGGACGGCAAGCCTAGCGAGCTCTGCCGAGCTTCCTGCTGTGCCTTTTAGGCCGCCGTCCAGCCACTTAGCCTCTACGCCTCCTCTCACAGTCACCCCTGCCAT